GCGTAAGTATGACTTTAATGTTCTACAAGCTATGTCTGATGGGGCTGGTATTGCTGGCTCACTATCAACAGGATCAACAGCACCATCTGCATTGACCACTACAGATGCCACCAACCTTGGAACAGCAAATGCTCCAATCAACGTTGCGGGTAACAGCGGTGACAATGCAATCAATCTGATGCTTGCTATGGCTCGTGCGTTGGATGATCAATCAATTCCAGAAGAAAACCGTTGGTTTGTAGCCAACCCAGCTTTCTACGAGAATCTGTTTGGTGCTGGAGCTAAATTTGCAGAAGTACAAGTAACGGGTGACGCAACATCACCACTGCGTAACGGACTGGTTATGCAGGGTAACATTGCTGGATTTGCTTGTTACAAGACAACTGCACTTAACTCTACAGGCGGCACAGATCAAATTGTATTGACTGATGCCACAGCTACACTGGCTACAGATGGTAGTGAAAACGTCGTTCTTGCTGGACATATGTCCTCAACTTCTACAGCTTCACACATTGCAAAGACAGAGGTAGTTCGTTCAACTGAAAGCTTTAGCGATATTGTTCGTGGACTTCATGTGTTTGGTCGTAAAGTATTACGTCCAGAGGCTATTGTTCGCGCCGTTATCGACTTTGCATAATAGGAGATGATTAATGGCTACTTATGATCGTACCGTTACCGGGGGTGGCACTGTTGGTCATCCCGGTGTTGTACAACGCCCTTACGTTATCACTTCACCAGTTTATGATGCTGTGGATAACACATCACTAGCTGGTGACGATGTGGTAAAACTAATCGACTTACCTGCTGACACCGTCGTTATCGGTGGTGCACTGGAAGTCTTGGAAGCGTCTGGAAACGCGAACGTTACTTTGGATGTAGGTGTCTCTACGGATGTAGATTCACTTGTTGATGGAGGTGCCTCTAACGCCGCCGCTATAATTCAGTTTAATCTGAAAGCCGCTGGCGTTAACATGGTTACTTCTGCTGACGCAATCCAAGTCACCGTTCTTGATTCTGGATCTTCAGGAACTACTGCTTTGCGTTTCCGTGTACACGCAATCATAGCAGATGTTTCTGTTAACCCCGTAGAATCAGCGACGGTATCTACTGGAACTTGATGATGATAGCCCCCTTCGGGGGGCTTGACTCTTATACGTAAACACTTTAAACTCGCGTCAAGCCTTCCGGGGGTAACCTACATGCAACCTATGGGATATACCGACAGATTTGCAATGGCCCGTCAAAAGGCCGCAAAAGGCGGCAAGAAAAAAGCTAAAAGCAAAGGAAAGATTTGTCCTGAAGGTAAAGCTTGGGCAAAACGCACTTTTGATACGTACCCGTCAGCATATGCGAATCTAGCCGCATCAAAATACTGTAAAGATCCTAATTACGCTAAAAAGTCCAAGGGCGGTAAGCGTAGGGGTAGGTAATGAAAAAAGACCCTAAAGTAGGAACAGGCAAAAAACCTAAGGGTAGTAGTCGTAGACTGTACACAGACGAAAATCCTAAAGATACAGTCCCAATAAAATACGCTACTGTGCAGGATGCACGAGACACAGTAAAACGTGTTAAAAATAGCGGTAAATCTTTTGCACGTAAAATACAGATACTTACCGTTGTTGAGCAACGTGCTAAGGTAGCTGGTAAAACAGAACAAGCTAAAATAGCAAAACGCGGTAAAGAAGCAATAAGGCGGGCGCGTGGCAAAGCTTAGATACGATAGATTTTATTATAAACCTCTACCTGATGAATTAACTATTGGTGAAAGTGATATAGAAGGGTTAGGATTATTTTCTACACAAAATATACCAGAAGGCTCTGATTTAGGTAGCACTCATATCAAAGTACCAATGATTGCTGGATATATAAGAACACCTTTGGGAGGTTTTATAAACCATTCTGAAAACCCAAATTGTTTTTTAGCTTTATCCCAAGATTGGGATGATTACAGAGTATATAATTTAATTACTTTATGTGATATTGAAATTGGTAGTGAACTCTTGTTAGATTATGATATGTAGTACAAGGTTATAATATGGGACAACTTAAACAGTGGTTAAAACAAGAGTGGGTTCGTATTGGAACAGACGGTAAAATAAAAGGGCCTTGTGGAACATCCAAAGATAAGAAAAACCCTGATCGTTGTTTACCCAAAAAGAAAGCGCAAAGTTTGTCCCAGAGCGAGAGAGCTAAAACTGCCCGTAAGAAAAAGGCGGCAGGTGCTAGGGGTAAAACTGTTGTAGCTAATACAAGACGAGCAAAAGTAAGGACCGGACGTGGCAAGACGAAAAAACGTTAGTCTATCTGTTAAACGGGGCGAAAAGCGTTCTGTAAAGCAGGGTGCTGGACTCACCGCAAAAGGTCGTGCTAAATACAATAGAGAGACAGGGTCAAACTTAAAACCACCTGTAACTGGTAAAGTAAAACCGGGAAGTAAAGCCGCTAAACGACGTAAGAGTTTTTGTGCTCGTTCTAAGAACTGGAAAGGGGAGCGGGGTCTTGCGGCTCGGCGTAGATGGAAATGTTAATGAAATACGATATGGCATCCCTAGAGGACCAGCTTATTACACATGAGGGTCTTGAATTAAAGCCATACCAATGCACTGCGGATAAGCTAACCATTGGAGTAGGTCGTAACATTGAAGATCGTGGTATTACAGAAGATGAAGCGCGTTATCTTCTTAAGAACGATATTAAGATCGTAGAAGATGAATTACTTAGTAAAAAGCCGATGGTTGCTGAACTTGATGCTGTTCGTCAGCGGGTGCTTGTAGACATGGGCTTTAATCTAGGCATTCCAACTTTGCTCAAGTTTCAAAACATGTGGTTAGCTATTGAGCAAGAAGACTTTATTCAAGCTAGTATTGAAATGATGGATAGCCGTTGGGCGCGTCAAGTCGGGCAAAGAGCACATAAGCTATCAGAAGCTATGCGTATCGGTGAGTGGCCCTAATGCCTATTTTAGATGGAACAACTGCTAAAATAAGAAGCATAGGGGTTAAGTTAACATCAACGAACCAAACTACTATTTACACTTGTCCATCAAACTACACAGGCGTAATAAAACTCATTCATGTAGGAAACATAGCTGGTAGTAACGCCGACATAACTTTGGAGTGGACAGACAGTTCTGCTTCTGCAACTTACAAGATTACTAATACTACAACAGTAAATACAAAACTTTATCTACAATTATCAGAGGGGTTTTTTATTTTTAATGCTGGAGACACTCTAAAAGCAACTGCATCTAGTGCTGATGCTCTTGATGTAATTGTGTCTGTAGAAGAGTTGTTTACACCCGGAGTAACTTAAATGACGTACTTACAATTGGTAAACGCTGTTTTATTAGAACTAAATGAGGTTGTAATTACATCTGTTGCTTCTACACGAGGCATTCAAAGTGCTGTAAAAGATTTAATTAATAAAGCACAAAAAGATATTATTAATTCAGAAGTTGAGTGGCCTTTCACTTACTCATCAAACACCATAACAACATCGTCCGGTACTGGAGAGTATAGTCTTCAAACGGACTTAAAAACTTTAAATGAAGATGCTGTAATACTCAACCCGGGCGGAACCAAACCTCTTAAATTACTTAAGTTTCTAAGTTATGACGAATACAATCAATCTTACTTAGCACTCAATAGTGATCCCGGGGATGATCATCTGGCTGAACCTGAAAGGTTCTATCTCACTCCAGATTTAAAGTTGGGTTTATATCCAGAGCCAAATGCTACATACACAATTAATTACGAGTACTACGCTACTCACAGTGATTTAAGTGCTAACACCGATACCCCAATAATTCCAGAACGTTTTCACGATGTTATTGTGAACAGAGCTAAATACTATGCTTACGTATTACGTTCAGATTTGCAATCTGCCCAACTAACAGAACGAGATTACAAAGAAGGTTTAGCCCGAATGAGAGTTGAACTTATTAACCGTAAAGATTACTTTAGAGCCGTATAATGCCAGATACTTCTGCTATCAGTCCTTATGTAGTTAGGTTGTCGGGTGGTTTAGTTTTAAATAAAGATACGTTTTCTTTGCCACCCGGTGCGGCGTTAGAGCTACAAAACTTTGAACCCGACATAGCGGGGGGCTATCGTCGTTTAAATGGTTTTACTAAGTTTAATACCAACATAGTTCCACAGACTTCTGCCTCAACAGAAAAAATACTAGGCATTGCAATCTATAAAACAAAAGTTGTTGCATCGCGTGGTGAAAAAGTATTTACAGGAACAAGCGGGTCTGGTAGCTGGACTGAAATTGATAGCGGTAGAACAAGTGCTGGGCGATATGATTTTGCTGTATTTAATTTTGATGGGACAGAAAAGATAGTTTGGTGTGACGGTGCTAATCGTGCATCTATCTATGATGATTCATCAGTGACAGACATAAGTGCGTCTCCCGCTCCGAGTAACCCTTCTCTTTGTGCGGTATTTAAATCACATCTGTTTTTATCTGGTGCATCTGCTAATCCGTCTGAAGTCTTTTTTAGCGCACCATTTGATCCAACAGACTTCACGCCCGCTAGTGGCGGCGGATCGTTTAGAACCGAAAGCCCTGTCGTTAAGTTACGAGTGTTTCGGGATAGGCTCATAGTATTTTGTAAAGATGAGATATATCAACTGGCAGGAGATTCTGTTGCTAACTTTCAGCTTGCACCCATCACGCGTAAGATAGGATGTTCAGACGGGTTTAGTGTCCAAGAAATTGGTGGTGATTTAATCTTCTTAGCACCGGACGGTTTACGTACGGTAGCTGGTACAGAAAAAATTGGCGATACAGAATTGGGTACTGTGTCTAAACAAATACAAACTAGATTAGATGGTATTTCTTTAGAACGTATTTCATCTTTAGTAATTAGAGAAAAATCACAGTATCGACTGTTTTTTCCCACGGATGCTGGTCCGACTGCTAAAGCCGCTGGTGTAATAGGCGTAATAAAAGCCGGGGAACAAGGCGGCATAGGTTTTGAGTATGCTGACTTAATAGGTCTAAAGCCTACGTATGCAACTTCTGGTTTTATCAGTAATGTAGAGACAATACTACACGCAGGATACGACCACTACGTTCATCAACAAGAGTCGGGTAACACTTTTGACGGAACAAACATAAAAGCTATTTATCGTTCTCCCGATCATACGATGGGAGATCCCGGTTTACGAAAGTCCATGCAACGTGTGATTTGGAACTACACTAACGAAGGGGGTGTAAATACCTCATTCAGATTGCTTTACGACTTTGACGCGGCAGATGTTCCACAGCCTGATCCTTACGATTTAGCTATTGGTGGTGCTTTTGCAATATACGGTGCTACACAATCTACGTATGGCACTGCAACTTATGGTGCGTCAGGAGCACCTCTAGCACGACAAACGGTTGAAGGCGGTGGCTTTGTAGTCGGTTTACGTTTAGAAGATAACGCAGGGGTTGATCCTATTTCTATAAAAGGCTATCAAATTGAATTTACTCCCGGAGGAAGAAGATAATGGCGGGATACACTAGGCAGTCCTCGTATTCTGACGGCGACACTATAACAGCGGCACACTCAAATGATGAGTTTAATCAGGTTCTTTCTGCTTTTAATAATTCTACCGGACATAAGCACGATGGGACAGCGGCTGAAGGACCTGTAATTGGTTTAATAGGCGACCCGGGTGTAACTACACCTCTAAATAAAGTCGTAGTAGACAACACTAATAATCGAGTAGGTGTGTTTGTAGATGCGGGCGGTGCAGGTTCTACTGTAGAACAGGTTCGTTTTCAAGATGGTGCAATTGTTCCCGTTACAGATAACGATGTGGATTTAGGCACTAGTTCTGTAGAGTTTAAAGATGCGTTCTTTGATGGCACTGTGACCACAGACGCGCTTGTAGCAGACACAGCAAACATAGATGGAGGTTCTGTAGACGGAATCACGTTAGGTACAAACAGTGCTGTAACACAGGCTGTTATTGACAACATCAATATTGACGGTGCAACAATCGGACACACCAGTGATACTGACTTGATGACTTTAGCTTCTGGTGTAGTCACCGTTGCTGGTGAAGTTAGTATGACTACGTTAGATATTGGTGGCACCGACATTACTGCTACAGCCGCTGAACTTAATATTATGGATGGTAATACTTCTTCTAGTAGCACCACCGTAGTAGATGCCGATCAAATCATTCTAAATGACGACGGCACGATGAAACAAATAACTGTCGCTGATCTTAAAACTTACACAGGTGGTGCGATTACATCAATAGGTGCCGTAGACTCTGGGTCAATAACAAGTGGTTTTGGAAACATTGATACTGGGTCAAGTACTATCACTACTACCGGGGCTATTACCGGGGGTTCTGTGACTGCTGATGACGTAGCTTTAGATGGCAAGGTCATTACTTTAACTGGTTCCACTGACGATACTGCAACGCTAACGGCAGGAACAAATGGCACGTTAGATATCACAACTACGGATGCCTCTGCCGCCGCCGCTAATATAACTATAACAGCCGACGGAACGGCAGAGCTTGCGGGCACTACCGTAACACTTAACTCTAGTGGCGGGGTTGTGCTTGATGCAGATGGTGGCACTATCACATTTGCTGATGGTGGGTCATCTTTGGGCACTGTAACTTCCAACGGGTTCACAGGTAATCTTGTAGGAAACGTAACTGGAACAATCCAAACAGCGGCACAAACAAACATAACATCAGTAGGTGCGCTTGACGGGGGATCAATAACTAGTAACTTTGGTAATATTAATAATGGTTCTAGCACGATCACTACAACAGGAGCAATCACTGGTGGCTCTGTAACTGCTGATGATGTAGCTATTGATGGTAAAGTAATTACTCTTACCGGCTCTACCGATGACACCGCCACAATTACTGCTGGGACAAATGGTACGTTAGATATCACAACGACTGATACTGCCGCCGCCGCCGCTAACATTTCAATTACCGCTGATGGCACAGCAGAACTTGCGGGTACAACAGTCACGCTTAACTCCAGTGGTGGAGTTACGCTAGATGCTGATGGCGGCACAATTACTTTTGCTGACGGAGGTGCTTCACTAGGCACTGTAACGTCGGCGGGATTTACAGGTAACGTTGTTGGAAATGTAACTGGTAATATTAACGGCGATTTAACAGGTACTTTACAAACTGCGGCACAAACCAATGTTACTTCAGTGGGAGCACTAGACGGCGGCTCTATTACAAGCGGCTTTGGTGCTATAAACAATGGTTCTAGTGCAATTACTACTACCGGCACTCTCACTGGCGGTACTGGTGTTATTAGTGGTAGTCTAACAGTCGGTGCTGTTGCGACAGCTAATACAGACACAGATACATCGAATACAGGCAGTGTCACATTAGATTTTTCAGCCAACCAAAACTTTGTCCTGACGCTCACAGGTAACGTCACATTGGCTAATCCCTCCACGGAGACGGTAGGACAGAGTGGATTTATCGTGTGCATACAAGACTCCACTGGAGGTAGAACATTGAGTTTGGGGACAGACTATGAAACAGCAGGTGGTACAGGAATCACATTGTCCAGCACCGCAAGTGCTACAGACATTATTCCCTATGTCGTAGCGGCATCCAACCGCATCCTTTTGGGTGCTCCACAGTTGGCGTTTAGCTAATGAGCGGTCCATTTGGTTCAGCGCAATGGATTTATAATCCTAGCACTGATTTTTATCCAAAGACCATTAATGGGTCTTTGCGGTTTAATGATGATGATTCAGCATTGTTAAGCAGGACACCATCATCTGCTGGTAATCGAAGAACTTTTACAATCAGCTTCTGGACAAAAAAAGGTGTAGGTGGTTTTGAAACTATCTTTCGAGCAAACCTGACAACTAACAACTATGAAGCAATCCAGTTTACAAGCGACAATCAATTAAGGCTGTTTGGGCATCCAGATAATTCAAACATTAATTGCACAACAAATGCAGTGTTGCGTGATTCATCTGCTTGGTATCACTTTGTTTTTGAAGTTGATACCACACAAGCAACAGCATCAAATCGTGTAAAGATATATATCAATGGTTCATTACAATCTTTAAGCACCGCGACCTATCCGTCACAAAACGCAGACCTAAACATCAATAATACAACGGTTCATCATTGGTCTGGCGAAGGAAGTTATGATGGCTATTTAGCCGAAGTATTTCTTATTGACGGCACAGCCCATGACGCTGATGCTTTCGGTGAAACAAAGAACGGCATTTGGGTTCCCAAGAACATTACATCCTCCAACTTCACAATGGGTACAAACGGCTTTCATCTCACGTTTGAAGACGATACGACTGTAGAGGCGTTCAACACGGTCTTGTATGAGGGCAACGGCGGCACACAGTCTGTCACAGGAACCGGCTTTGAACCCGATTTTGTTTGGATCAAAAACAGAGACAACGCCGATGATCACTATCTGTATGATTCTGTTCGTGGCCCACTTATCGGTTTGAATTCCAATCAAACCATTGCCGAAGTAAATAGCTCTAATGACCTTTCGTCTTTTGACTCTGATGGCTTTACTGTTGGCTCTGACGGCGGCTTAAATAGAGATGACCAATCAATTGTAGCTTGGTGTTGGGATGCAGGTGGAACATCACAGACCGCCACATATGTAGTTAAGGTTGTGTCTGACAGTGGAAATAAATATCGCTTTGATGACTTTGGAACTAGTGCAATCACTTTAGAGTTATCTGAAGGCGGCACATATCGTTTTGATCAATCAGATAGTTCAAACTCAGGACACCCTCTCCGTTTTTCAACAACATCAGATGGAACTCACGGTAGTGGCTCCGAATACACTACAGGTGTTACAACAAACGGAACACCCGGATCATCCGGTGCTTACACAGAAATTACCGTAGCTTCTGGTGCACCGACTCTTTATTACTATTGCACTAATCACTCTGGTATGGGTGGTCAGGCAAATACCCCATCTACAAAAGGGTATACAAATGTTAAGGGAACTATTCAGTCAAAAGTTGTTGCAAGTGATACTACTGGGCATAGTATCGTTAGTATTGAAGCAAGTGCTTCAGCATATACGGCCGGTCATGGGTTATCAGCGGCTCCAGATTGGATTATTGTTAAAAGGCGTGACGGATCTTCAGATTGGACTTGTTTTCATTCCGCATTAGGAGCAACTCAAAAAATTGTTTTAAATTCTACTAATGCGGCGGGTTCAACAGGAGCGTGGCAGGACACAGCACCTACATCGTCTGTGTTTTCAAGTGGGTTTACTGGCTCAGGTGACAAATACATCGCCTACTGTTGGACAGCCACCGCTGGCAGGAGTGCGTTTGGGAGCTATAGCGGAAATGGATCGGCTACTGGGCCAAGCATAACGTGCGGCTTTGCGCCCGCAATGATTATCTTAAAACGTACTGATTCAGGCGGATCATGGACTATCTCTGATAATACTAGAGATACTGTAAACCCTGTTACGCCTTTTTTGTTTCCTGCGGGATCTGACGTTGAGGCAACAGATGGAAGTAACGATATAGACTTCAACAGTAATGGCTTTCAGATTAAGCACGATAGTCGAAACAATGCAAGCGGTGGTACTTACATCTACATGGCTTTCGCAGACACGAGAGAAGCGGCCTTCTGGCTTGACTCCAGCAGTAACGATAATGATTTTCAGCACGTTAATCTAGATCACAACGATACCGTTAGCGATTCACCGACCGACAACTTTGCGACTATGAGTCCGATTACCGAAGGCCAAGGGCAAGCCACAGCTACGCTTTCTGATGGTAATTTAAATGTCGATTTAGGCACTCCGGGGTCTAGCGTAGCTCACACATACGGCACAATTGCAATTCCATCTTCTGGTCAATTCTTTTTTGAAGCTACGTTTTCTGACGTATCAGGTGGGCCGAGAGTAGGAATATCTGTTGTGCGAACAACTGGAAACCAATCCAGATATGTTTACAGAAGCAACGGAGCCAAAATCGTTAATACTTCAGAGTCATCTTATGGTGATTCATTTGCGGCAGGGGATACCATTGGCGTTGCTGTTGATGTTGATGGATCAACCATAGAGTTTTTTAAGAATGGTGCGAGTCAAGGGTCATTTAGCATTGATCTAAGTTTGTCAGCGGGCGGTTCGAGCAATGATTATTTTCCGTTTGTTACAAATGGATCAGGAACCTCAAAATCAGTCGTCGATTTTAATTTCGGTCAACAGCCATTTGAGTATGGGCCACCATCATGAGTACTTATAAGAACCTAAGCACAGCCAACCTACCCGATCCCGCGATTGATCCTGCGGCGGGCGAAGAGGCCAGTGATCATTTTAATACTTCTAATACTTGGACGGGAGATGGATCAAACCATTCCGAAAGCTCTGTGGGATTTCAGCCCGATTTTGTTTGGATGAAGTCGAGAAGCAATGGAATCAGTCATGCTTTGTTTGATTCAGTGCGTGGTGTTGGTAAAATGCTTAACAGTAATAACACGGTTGCAGAAATAACTAATAGTCAATACGGATATTTAAGCTCATTTGACACAAATGGTCATACTTGGACTGTTGGTAGCTCAGATGGCACTTATGGAACATACCCTTCTGCTACTTACATTTCTTGGAACTGGAAAGCAGGGACCAGTTTTTCTAATGATGCAAGCGCGACCGGCGTAGGCGACAGCGACTCATCAGGAAGCGTAAATACAAAAGCTGGATTTAGCATCATTACATACACGGGCAACGGAAACTCTTCCAATGCTATAGCTCACGGGCTTGGAGCTACACCTGAATGGCTTTTGATTAAAGCAAGAGATGCGACAACAGCTTGGGTGGTGAATCATGTAGGTATGGGCATGACTTCTGGTTACCAAAACCTAAATTCGGGAGGTCAATTTGTTTCAGCAACAAACAACTTGGTCGCAATAAGCAGTTCAACATTTTCTGTGGGCGTTGATTCACACGTTAATGGAAACGGGGTTAATTTTGTCGCGTACTGTTTCGCGTCGAAAGAAGGTTATTCTAAGTTTGGAACCTATGAAGGAACAAATGCGGCGGGCGGGCCGTTCGTATATCTTGGGTTTAGACCAGCACTCGTCTTTTTAAAACTTGCGGATTCCAGCGCAAACGGTTGGTTTATGTTTGATAACAAGAGAGATACTCATAATGAGCTTGATGACTATTTACTGGCAAATGATTCTGGAGCAGAAATAAATCAAGCCGCAAGGGCCGTGGATTTTTACTCTAACGGTTTTAAATTACGAACAGATGCGGAGTTTGATCCTAACGGTTCAGGCACATATGTGTATATGGCTTTTGCTGAACAACCCTTTAAATTTAGTAATGCGAGGTAAAGAATCATGTGGACTCACGCAGGGAAAGTAATCAGGGTCGGAAGAACGTGGACCTCTGTTGATGGAATTAAACATCCTTCCAATTGGAACAACTGGACAGATGAAGAAAAAGCGGCGGCAGGTTTAACTAACGACACTTCTTTAGATCCGAAGCCGTATGACAACCGTTTCTATTGGGGGTGGAATGCCGAAAAAACGTCACTCATCGAACGATCTCTTGCAGACATCAACGAGGTTGACTCCGAAGGCAATCCCATCTTGGATGACAAAGGAAATCAAGTCATCACAAGAGGACTTAAATACAACGCCATCCAACAAACAAAAAGAACAGCGGCAAGCCGCTTACAATCGTCTGATTGGCTCATTACGAGACAGGCAGAGACGGGAAAACAGGTATCAAGTACCATACTGGATTACCGAGCGGCTGTCCGCACTGCGTCGGGAACTATTGAAGATAAAATAAATGCGTGTGATACGTTGGCAAAGTTTATGGCTTTGTATGATACGCCTCTAGATAAAGACGGAAGACCGACAGGCGAAAACGCACCCATTCATGATTGGCCTGAAGAACTGTGAAGTTACAACAAGAGCATAGTTTAGAAATGGAAACAAAACTTCAGTTAGAACGACATGAAGCGGAGTGTGCCATTCGTTATAGTTACGTGCAGGACAAACTGGAGGGTCTTGACAAAAGACTGTGGCGATTGGAGGCAATGGTGATGATGTCTACTGTTGCAGTCATTTCTGCTGTTGTTGCACTCATTACGCAGGTGGTGTAGTGATTTTTGAAACTATTACAGCAATTAAAGTAGCTAATGACGCTATTTCCGCTATTAGAGAAATGGCAGGTAATATTCAATCTATCACAGAAATTGGCCCGCACCTAAGTAAACTTACTGATGCAGAAGAAGAGTTAAAAGAAAAAGCGGATAACGGAGACATGGAGTCCTTCTTTAAACTTGAAGAAGTTCGCCAAAGAAAAAAGCAAGTTCGTGAATTAATGATATACGCCGGTCGCCCCGGTTTACTTGAAGATTGGGATCGTCACGTCAAGGTTCAAAAAGAAAGAAGAGAAAATGAGCGTAAAAGAATTGCACA